GAAGAAGAACAGGAAATTTTAGAGATTTTTAGTAAGAAGGAAACACGCCAATGTAGATAGAACATATAATTGACTACGCCATGCCATGTATGCTGGCAGAGAACGCGCTAAAGGAAGCGCATCAACAAATGCTGAACAATAAGCATGACCAGGCGCTAGATCAGTGCGTTACTGCTCTTACGCAAATAGCTAACATGATGGCAGCAATTAAATATGACCAAGCAAAAAACTCCAACCAATAAAAGAATTACGGTCCCTGTGGATCAAGCAATTGACATCATCAAAGATCGACTGAAGGCAGATACCGGCATTGAAATGACGTATGTCCAAGTGTTTAACTTTCTCATCCATTTTTATTTGAAGCATGCCAACGAGCCGCGTACTAAATGGCAAGCTGTAACCACCAAAGGAAAACCATGAACCCAAATAATCACCAAGTAGGCGGAACCCACTATAAAGATATGGCCGTGCAGCCGTGGGAAGTTATGGAGCGATTGCTCACGCGCCAAGAATTCGTCGGCTTTCTTAAAGGCAATATCATCAAGTACGGCATGCGTCAAGGGCTAAAAGACTCCGATGATGCGGGCAAGCTGGCGCACTATGTTGCTAAGCTGGACTCGGTGATTGGCGACCCTAATCCTTTTTAAGACTTAGGGTAACCACCTATGTATAAAGACACCAACCAACTGGAGGCAGCATGAAAGTATTGGTATCCTGCGAGTACAGTGGCCGAGTGCGAGATGCGTTCTTGGCGCGTGGCCATGATGCCATGTCATGCGACCTGCTCCCTACTGATGCACCAGGACCGCATTACCAAGGCGATGTTTTTGACATCATTAATCAGGGATGGGATTTGATGATTGCGCACCCACCATGCACATATCTTTCGGTTAGCGGGATGCACTGGACTACTCGCGGTTTGCGCGACCCACAACTGACGGAGGATGCCTTGGACTTTGTGAAGCGATTAATGGATGCGCCGATTGAGAGAATTGCCATTGAGAATCCAATCAGCGTCATCAGCAGCCGCGTTCGCAAACCAGACCAAATCATTAGTCCGTATCAGTTTGGCCATGATGCCAGTAAAAAGACTTGCCTATGGTTGAAGAATCTGCCGCTGCTCAAACCAACGCAAATGGTAGAGCCGCGTATTGTCATTACGCCAAGCGGAAAGCCCGCTAAACGTTGGGGCAACCAGTGCGACAACTATGGGCAGGACAAACTGCCGCCAAGCGCTGACCGATGGAAGCTGCGCAGCGCCACGTACCAAGGTATCGCAGATGCCATGGCAGACCAGTGGGGTACGTTATGAGCGATGACAAGATCGCATACCGAGATGCCTTCCCAAAACATTACGATGTCAAGGCATTGGCTAGGATGCAGGATCGCAATGAGGTATTAGAAGAGGTGGCCAGGGCCTTTGAGAAGATGAAAGGATTTGGCGATACCGCCCATTCATTTGCGATATTTGTTCGCAACATGAAGCAGACATAAGTTACTTAACCAAAGGAAAGAAGATGAAAGTAAGCATAGACAGTATTCGCATTGATGGTGGAACACAGACCCGTGAGCTAATCAATGAGACAGCAGTTGCCCAATACGCAGAAGACCTGCTCAACGGCGGCACATTTCCAAACATTGAAATCTTTGATGATGGATTAAGCAAGTGGTTAGTCGATGGATTCCACCGCCTATTCGCACACAAGCGGGCTGGCTTCACAGAGATTGAAGTCAACGTCCACCAAGGTACGCAGCGGGATGCACAGTTGTACGCGCTGGGCGTGAACGATAAACATGGATTGCAGCGGACCAACGCGGACAAGCGTAAGGCCGTGATGATTGCCTTGAATGATTTGGAGTGGCAAGACTACAGCGACATAAAGCTGGGTAAGATTTGCAACGTTTCGCCCACGTTTGTATCCAAATGCAAGAAAGAGGCGCAGATTGAGCGACCAGTTGAGAAGACGTACACCACGAGGCACGGCACAAAAGCCACCATGGATACATCCAAGATCGGCAAAAAGACTAATGACTCCAATGTTTCCACCGCTAAACCCAAGAGAGAGCCGGAGCCGGTGACTGAGTTTGCGCCAGTTGATAAGTACATTGCCACAGAGGATGACCAACTGAATGAGTTGTCACATGTCAATGCTGAACTGCATGCAGAAAATCTCAAGCTGCAAGACAAGATGACCATATTGTCGGGCGACCAAGATGTAATCAATGAACAATTTGAAGCGCTGCGCTCACAGATTAAGGGGCTGGAGGCAGAGCTGAAAGCCGTTAAAAACTCCCGCGATCAATTCCAAGCCAAGAATGCAGACCTGATTAAGCAAGTGACCTACTGGCGCAAGCGTGCAGAGAAGTTTGAAAAGACAAAGTAACCCGATGCTGGGCGGTTTCCCAGTTGTATTAGGAGTAATTAATGTTAGAACTACGCACCCACCAACAGGAAGTGGTGGATCAACTGTCTCAGGGATTTAAAGATGGCCACCGCTGCCAACTACTTTATGCTCCCACAGGATTTGGCAAGACTGAAGTTGCCATGTCCATCATGCAAAAGGTATCAGAGAACTACAAAAAGACCGCCATGGTCCTGGATCGGATCGTATTGGTAGAACAAACCAGTTTGCGACTGGGGAAGTACAAGATTCCCCATGGAGTCATGCAAGCGCAGCACTGGCGCTATCGTCCCACAGAACGTATCCAAATATGTTCGGCGCAAACCTTGGAGAAGCGCAAGATCATTCCAGATATTGACCTGATGATTATTGACGAGTGCCACATCCAACGCAAAGGCACAGTCCAATTAATCAAAGACAACCCTAAACTGAAAGTGATTGGCCTGACTGCTACGCCGTTCACCAAGGGGCTGGGTAATATCTATACCAACGTGGTGGGCGCTTCCACCACAGGCGATTTGATTGACAAGGGCTGGCTGACCGCGCTCAAGGTTTTTATTGCCAAAGAGATTGACATGACCGGCGCTAAGAAAGTTGCCGGTGAATGGTCTGCCGATGAGGTAAGCACACGCGGTATGCAGATTACTGGCGACATTGTTTCCGAGTGGGTAAAGAAAACGCATGAGATATTTGGCGGGCCACGCAAGACCATTGTGTTTTGTTCTGGCGTTGAGCATGGCAGGGACTTGGTAAAGGAGTTTGGTCAAGCCGGTTATAACTTTGTATCCATTTCCTACAAAGAGGATGATGAATTTAAACGTGCCACCATTGAGGACTTTTCCCGACCAGACACCGAGATTAATGGTCTGATTGCCACCGACATTCTGACTCGCGGGTTTGACGTTCCCGATGTGATGATTGGCGTGTCCGCCAGACCATTCAGTAAATCATTCAGCTCTCACGTGCAGCAGCTTGGGCGCGTCATGCGTCCGCATGAATCCAAAGAGTATGGAGTGTGGCTAGATCATTCGGGTAACTACCTACGTTTCCGCGAGGATTGGGACAAGTTGTACTCCGATGGCGTGACTGAATTGAAAGAAAGCGGCGAGACTGCCAAGAAAGAACCCAACGAAAGGGAAAAGAAGCAGTCCAAATGCTCTGCTTGCGGCGCTTTGTGGATGTCCGCCACCAGAATCTGCGCTCATTGCGGGTTTGAGCGTCCCAATTTGCGCGAGATTAGCCAAGTTCCTGGCGAGTTGCGTGAGTTGGAGGCCGCAAACCGAGCGCTGCACGTCAACAATCAGGACTTCTATTCCCAAGTTTTGTTCTATGCCAAGACTCGCGGCTACAAAGATGGTTGGGCAGCGCACAAATACAAGGAGAAGTTTGGCGTCTGGCCAAGAGGATTGCAGGAAAAGTTGCAGCCGCCATCCAATGAGACGATGGGTTGGATTAAATCCCGCGTCATTGCTTACGCAAAGGCACGTGCCAAATGAGTTTCCAACAGTTTGCAGCAAGCCATGGGCTGATAATCAATCAACTGGTGATGGACAAATGGATTCGTGTTCCGACCATTGACCACCCACACAAACGTAACGGCGCGTATATCTACGATGGACAGTCAGGCGCAATCCAGAATTGGGCTATCCATGAGAAGCCAATCTCTTGGTATTCAAAGGAGGCGTACAAACCAGACCCAAACTTGGCAGCCAAGCGTGAGAAAGCAGAGCAGGAGAAGCTATTGCTGCAAAAGAAAGCGGCGCATCGGGCGTACCATTTGATTAAGCATAGCGTGATGGCTTGCCATCCATACCTAGCCAAGAAAGGTTTTGATTCTGTCAAGGCGTATGTCCTGGAGGATAAGC